ATAATTTTCCCCATGACTCTTTTCCATTTTTTCCCACTATAGTATATATCGTATTATCTGAATATATCGGTGATACGTTATACAGATATTAGGAGATTATTTCTTGTTCACAATTCCTACCTCATTCATGTTATTCACATTAATCATAACATTCATGTTTGTTTGCATTGTTTTGTTTGTTTGGGGAATTGACACAACTCTATATTAGTTGACAAATAGAAAAAAGGGGTAGCGGGTGGCTACCTCCTTATAGTTATTTAGTTTCAATCATATTCATTATAGCATTTTTAGTTGCATCAATATAATCATTAACGGTACTATTTGTTACACCTAATTTAATTTTCATTTTATATTCTAAAAGGGTATATTTTGAAAATAAATCAACCAATTGATTATAACTTTTATATCTATCCATCATTGCAAATACTGTATCTAAGTTCATTAATTCAATTTGACATAATTTTAAACTTGTCATTGTTTTTTCTCCTTTCTATAATAAAAATAGCATACAACCAACCCAACAACACAAACACCAATTATAGTTAATAAAATACTACTTTGTAACAAGTAAAGATTTCTAGCGTGTTCTCTAGCTAACGTTTCATTCCTAAGATAAGATAAATTGATTACATCATGTGTTATCGGGTTGACTATATAATTATCCATTATTACACTTCCTTTTTATTTATATCTTTTTGCATTATTTTGTTTTTTACAATCTTTACAAATACTCATGTAACCATCTTTTGTCTGCTTATCCTTATTAAACATCTTGAACACCTTACTAACTCCACATGTACCACATGTCTTATGTGTTCTAGTTTCATCCTCTTGCATTTCCTTAACTTTTTCTTGGTATACTATGTCTGCGGGTTTATCTTTAAACTTCCATGTATCCCTAACATGTTTACCCGTTGTTGCTCTTGCAATTTCTACCCTTCTTATTATCTCTTGCTTTGTACATTCTTCACTACGCATTATCAATCACCTTATCCATTTCATATTCTATTATTGACCAATCTACATTTCCTTTTCTCATATGGTTAAATGCTTTTTCTCTTGTACTAAATACACCATGTATTATTGTTTCTTCCCAATCCATTTCAATGACTAAATATACTATTTTTGCTTTCATTCTTTAATCCTCCGTTTCAATTTGTCTAGGACTGCTAGCCCTAACAAAGTTATCATAATAAATCTTTTCTAACTTTCTAATAGTTCTAGCGGTTACTTTAGCAATACCTTTTTCTTTTGTAATAATATTGTAATATTCGTCTACCGTTCTAGTAGTACAATCCCCTTCACTATTAACTAACCATAGAACTTTAGATATAATTATTCCATATGGCATTTTGCTATTCATCTCCTATCGCTAAGTTATAAGAATAAGCAATACAATCTAGCTTTTCACATAATAATATTTTTTCATCATTTGATAACTCGTTGTATCTTAATGGAATTAATGTTTCTAGTTCACTATCAAGTAATACCCTAAACCCAACGCCCAATAAATCTTTCATGACATACCTTATTTTTGCTAATTCTTTATTCTTAATTATAAACTTTACAATAGATTTAGTTATCATTTCATTATAACGTTTATCTACCTTTTCTATCATTATTCCATACAGATAATTATAATCATCTTTTTTCATTAATAACAACCCCTTTTTAGTTATGAGTTAACTTCTCATGCGTTACCTAATTATAACATGAATGTACAAATAACACAATACCTAAAGTACAAATATTGTGTTATTTTGTGTAATTATTTTAGTCCTATCTCAACATACTTTGTAAGTAATTCACGTAAATATTGTAGTCTAATATAAGATACTCGCATTGTTTTAACCTCTAATATTTCAGATGATAACCTATATATTTCCTCTTGGATAGTGATTTCATTATTTAACATTCCTATCATAATAATTCACGCTGATATATTCGTTTTCTTAATCTATTTATTTTAACCTCATGCCATTGTAAAATTTGATTTGTATCAAATATTTCTTTTAATTGTTCTAGCATTATTTGAACGTCTGCAATTTCTTCTTCAACGTTATGATATATACCTCTTTTGTATTTACATATAGCTTGTGTTAATTCCGACATTTCCTCAATCATAATATCTAGTTGTGAAAGCTTTCCAAAACATTCAATAGCATTAATATATACTTGTTTATCACAATCATAATCATTATGTTTTGCATACAATTCATTATCAATTATTGTCATTATTTCATCCTCCTAGAACATAGTTTTTCTGATTATTTCATGTATAATATTTTTAATCTTAATTGATTCATAATACACTACACTGATTTTATAAGCTTCAAGAAATTGCTTATAAAGCGAGTTAGTCCCTAATGATTTTGTTAAAAATGTATTTTCCGTATGGTCTTCCATTGTGATTACATAAACCAATTTGCAATACTTGTCTAAGTTTTCAGAGACATAGAACCGTCCTACATGAAAATCTACCCATACACCATATACAGTGCCATTATATTTTAGACTAAAACGATATTGACTTTGACCAGTCTTTTTAGCAATAAAATCATCATTATCAAGTAAAAACTTATTGTTTACCGCATAATCCTCGTATGGTGTCCCTTTAATAAGTTGACCAAATCTGCTTGCTTTCTTAAGTTTTATAAAGTCCTCGTTTGCTACCATCTGTAATAATTTATCGTTTTTTGTAATAATATTTTTACCATATGGGAGAACCATATCAAAATATAAAAAGTAAGGGTTGGTCATGGTTACCGCATTTGATAAGAAAAATACTATTGTGTCGGGTTCATTTATTCTTAGTCTATTGATGGTTTCATATAAGTCTAAAAACTTTCTAACCTCTGCTTTTAAATAATAATTACCAGTACTTCCAAGTTCTATAATAAATTCATCAAAAATTATCTTGTCTACATTTGGGAATGGTGTTGATTTTTTACTAGCTGACGTTGTTAATGCTATTGCATGCCCCGCTACATCACCATTAATTATTAGGTCATGCCCTTTAACTTGAAACATAGGTTTTCTATTTCCTTCATCATCAAAGTCCATTGTACTATATTCTTCTTCGGGAAATATATCTAATTTTATTATATCATCAAAATAAGTATCTAGTGTTTCAAATTCAGTATCAAACCTTCTTACATATATAAATTCTTTCTTATCCTTAAACCAACCTTTGATACAATATTTTTTTGACCAAAAACTTTTTCCCGCTCCACGATTACCAACAATAAAATTAAATAAACAATTATGTGTTAACGTTCTATAACCGTCAAAATACATTGCATTATCTATTACTTGTAACGCCTTTTTACTTGCCATTTATTTCACCTCAATTAAAGTTAAGAGGTTAATATCCCGAATAGACCGACAACTACGCCACCGTTTTGCTACCCGCTCTTCACGTTAGTATGTAGCAAACCTTATCTATAATTTAAGATATTAACCTCTTATAGATATAATATCATATATTTGTATTTTTGTCAAACTTTTTTAAATTTTGAATAAAGTAACACAAGCAACCCGCAATACCTATGACACCCCATATAAAACAATAATAAAATGCAATTAATCTTAATGCGTAAATCATACACGTTCACCATTAGTCATGTCAAGCGAAAGTCTATCCACCTCCACTATTAGTCTTTCCATTTCCAATTTCTCATTAGTTTTTAATTGTGAAACTTTGAAACCCCCATCATATAAAGTTAAAAAGTGAGATATATAAATTAATTGTTTTTTGTTTAACATAAAATAACCCCCATCATTTTATTGTTTTAAAGTACTTATTAATGTTGTCATAGAATTTCGTATATTATTTATTTCTTGTAATTCATTCATCGCTGTACTCAATTCTTCTAAGTTTTCAAGAATGCAATCTAAACTAAATTTTATTATTCTTTCATCCATTTCACTTAATATTAATACTCTATTAGCCAACTTTTGCCTCCTTAATTGTGAATGATGTATCTTCTAGTATAATACCTCCTACAACGTGAGTAGGTTTTAACTTACCTTCATAGTCTTGTCCTAATTCAAAATTATCAAAAGTAACGTTAGGATAGCACCCTTTACTCATACCACTACAAGTAACTTGCATATGAGATTGAGTGTGTTTAAACTTGGTATTGTTTACCACCTCGCCCACTCCATTAGGGCGATTTATAGGCAAACACTTTTTTATATCCCAAGATAATTCTATATAACTTTTCTGACGTAAAAATTTAGCTTTGTAAAATGTGCTTTCATGTTTCCATGCTCCAAGCTTCGTGTCTGATATTTCAAGTCCTTCGGGTATCTCTGTACCTTCAAGATGTAAACTGTCAGTATCGGCATAACAAAACCTACTATATACCTTTTGCGCACTTGTGATTGTTTTATATCTAGCATATGCGGTTATAAATGTACCAACTGGAATATATAAACTTTTTCTATCTTCGACTTCTCCTAGTCTAAATTTTACTATTCCATTTTCACCCATGTACGGAATTTTACTTTGACCTTCGGGAGAACTTGCAAACTTTCCGTATAGACTATTTAGAAATAATTTAGCAATTGTATATTGCCCCGCATTGTGTTCTTCTTTTGCCTTAATTTTTCTAGCTGACCACTTGTCTATATATTCGTTAAATAATCCTTTTGTACCTTTTTCTTTATCCTCCTTAACCGCCTTAAATTTCCATCCTCCTATATGCTCCTCGTTAAAAACGTCATAATGCTCGTAAAATAACTTCATATCTATTGATGTTAAAAATAATGGTTCTTCATCATCCTCGTTATTACATAAAACATATTCGTTACCTATATAGGAAGGGTTATTTTTTAATTGTAATGTAGGTATATGATTCGGTTTAATCTTAAAATCACATTTGAAACAATGCACATATAATGGGAATATTTTATCAAATTCATATTCTCCATTATAATGTTTTCCTTCCCCAAAGGGCATTAATTCCTCATACATAACTGAGGGGTAAAGACTATTAACATCAAGAACTATTCCCTCATTTATTACTTTACCTTTAAATTTTGGGTTTACATAAGTAAAACCTCCTTTATAACTTTGCCTAATATCCTTATCATAATCTACATGAGGAAAGCACCTTTCAAAACGTTTCTTGTCAACTATTCCTTTATAGTCTTGCAGTGCGTTTGCGCCTTGGGTCATTGCGTCTAGCCCTTCATTGAATAATACGTGTAACGCTCTAGCCATTATTTCACAATCATTTCTTAAATAAGAAAGTTCTGAATCTGTAATTTTATGTGCTTTATCTCTTATTTCATCATAATTTATGTCACCTTTTTTAATTGGTAAGTTAAAACTTTTAGCAACGTCTTTAACTGGCATGTTTATTATTTTCAAACTATCATATAATGTGACTTTTCTTACATGTTTACCCTGTTTTTTAAAGGTAATTTCTATAGAGTAAAATGCACCCATATCACTAATTAATGTAGTGAATGTATTTGTTTCGCTTTCTTTCCTATCTAGTACATGCTTAAAACCCATTTCAAATAATGATGATATTATGAATATACCATCAAAAGCTAAGTTGTGAAAGTATAGTGTGTCATTATCTCCATTATTGCATCTAGCAAGGAACTCTGCCATGCTTGTGCCATAAGTAAAATTACTAGTATGTTCAATCTCACATATTCCATAAGACCAAATTCTAGTTCTTCCACCTTCTAAGTAAGTTAATGTCTCAAAATCTGCGGTATAACATTTCATCATAATTACTCACCATATTGCGCTTTCATTTCCTTATCAATTTCTGCCTCTAGTTCCTTCTCTGCTATATCAGATTTTATCTTTTTCCATCTTTCAAGGGATGCCTCTGCAATATCTGCGGACGGTAAGTCATCCGAAGTAAATTGAATTTGTACGACTTGGTCATCATAGTAATGGTCGAGTAAAAATTGAGGGTCTTGCTTTTGGATGTAATCATATAGAGCATGACCATTGTGACCTAAATTTCTTTGTATCGCCTTCAAATAATCAACTTTGTATTTTTCTGCTTTAATAAATTGGAAGTTTTCGCGTGACTGATTATTTATTCTAGCGACTAACATGTCCCAGCCTTGTTGGCTATTACCTTCAAATTTAGAATTTATTTGCCTTAACACATTACTTTTAGTTGTGCCTACAATACCTTTATTAGTTGCATCAATATTTGCTAAATCATATTTTATTTTCTTAGCTTTATTTAATGCGTTTTTGCGAACTTTAAAATTATGAAGTGTTGACTTTGTAGTTTTTGCTCCTCTTCCACTGTCAACTATTTTTTCGCCACCAGTTTTTAAATAATTACCCATTTCACGTTTCATGACGTTTATGTCTTTTCTTGTGCTAGAATCAACTTGTTTTTTCATATCTTTTTTACTCATTTTGCTAGGTTGAAATTCTGCGTTTAATGGGTCTAACTTATTAGTTTTTGTTATCTTAGTGTTGTACTGTTTACGTAATTTATCAATTTCTTTATTGTTTTCACTATTGACAAAAGTCTTTATACCCTTTGCCATTTTATTATAATCACTTTTATTTCCTAGTTTTAATTGCTTTCTAACGGTTACTAAAGACATTTTAGAACCTCCACCGCTAGAAACACCTTGTTTTATATTATCACTAATTCTACGATTATTAGATTTTATTAGTGCTTTCATTTTATTATCTAATTGCTCTGTGTAAATAAACTTTTTAGCCATTGTAACCCCACCTTATTCGTGTATTCTACACGCTCTAACTCCTTGTTATAGTTTCCCCAGTTACTTCTATTTGCTCTTTGTCTATAAAGTCATTGTCATTATTAAGTAACAAAAAACCTCTTTTTTCAATATTATCGTAAAGTATAATATCATGGTACAGTTTAAAGTCAAACACTAGATTGTGTTTAATCTCTAATTTTTGGTTACGTTGTAACCTATTTTGTAGATATGAGTTTTTAAATTTATTAAGATAAAGACGAGACGAAAAAACATATATTATTGTATCCACTTTAAAGCGGTATGGTGATTTTCTTAGATTATGCGCTATGCAACATTTGTTTATGTTAAACTCCATAATATTAAATAAGCAGTAATTACGCAAAGTGACTATCTTTGAAATTACTGCTTGTCCTCCTTTTTTATTAAATTGGCTTATATTTTAAAGCCACTATTGTACTATGAAAGTCAACATTTTATTTTTACCAATTGTTTTGTTTTTGATTTTGATTGCAAGAGGTTCTTCCCAATCTTTTGGAAAACCGAATGTAGCAAACACTTTTCTAAGCGCTGAGTACATACCAATTGAAACACATGAGTAAGATTTATCATTTACATCTATAAAAACGATTCTAGGACATACTTTTTGTTCACCAGTTACTTGGTCATTAAGTGTTATCTCTTCGGCAAATATGTGTTTTATTAAAAGCGTTTCTCCTACTTGGTCTGAAATTGTTGAATCGGGTTCGTTAGTTGCATTGAATAACATTACACTTTCTTTTCTGTCACCTGGGATTAATGAACAATACATTGCTTTTGCTGGCATTGTTAAATCTTGAATCATGTTTCTTTCTCCATCCATTGATTCGGGAACTCTTACTGCTTGTACCTCTTGAATGTTGTTTTTAGTTTCTTCGATAATAGTTGATAATTCGTTTTTAGCCTTAGTCATAATAATTCCTCTTTCCCCTCTCTTATGGTGGAGGGTGACCTATATTTTATACTTTACACTCTACATAATTACATAATTGATTTGATTACCACACCTAAACAACTATGTAATTTTATTTTACAAATGATGTTTGCAGTTACTACTCTATAATTTTACTACTATTTAGCTTGTTTTACTTCAACAATTGTTGCAAGTTCTAAAAAATCTTTTATTGCAAGTTCATAAGTTTTCTTCTCTATTGAAGAATAAATGATAAATGCATTTTCAATTGCTAGTTCTTTCTTAATTGATTCCTTTGTTTCAAAGATACCATTAAGTGCTATTTCTACCTCTTGTGATTTTGTTGCATTTCCTTCTTCGTCAATTCCTACTATTACATATAATACATTAGTGGTTGTTAGTGTTCTAGAAAATTTGTCTCTTGCCATAATACTTTATCCCCTTTTTCGTACCCTTGGTACGTCTTGTATTTGTGTTGCACCGTTGTAATAATGAAGTTTGTGTTTGTCTTTGTTTCACTTAACTTCTATATATAGTATAACATGGTAAATACTAAAGTGCAAGCTTTTTATTAACTTTTCGTAAAAAAGATTTCCACCTTTTACATGATTATGCTATAATTGAATAGAAGGGAAGGGGTAGTTAAAATTGACAAATAGAATAGAAGTAGTATTCTCATTGATAAGCACTGGCATTACATATCTAATCGGGGGTGCAGATATGGCAATTTATTCTCTAGCGTTATTTATGGGAATAGATTTTTTAACTGGTATAATGCTTGCGTACAAAACAAAAACACTAACGAGAGAAAAAAGTCGGGATGGGTTACTGAAAAAAGCTACGATACTAATGGTATTGATTGTGGCGGTAACCCTAGACAGATTAATTAATAATGGTATGTGGGTGTTTCGTACTTTAATTGCATATTTCTATATATGTAGTGAAGGAATGTCAATACTTGAAAATTCCGCAAAAATAGGAATTCCAGTACCACAAAAGTTAGTTGATGCCTTAGCGAACATCAAGTTGAAAGGGGATAATTAAATGTATATTGCATGTAGGGGAGGTCATAATGGACAAGCACAAGGTGCTAATGGTTATGTTAATGAAGTAACCGAAGACAGAAAAATTAATAGTGCAATGATCAAATATTTGAACCTTGCGGGAGTTAAGACTATTAACGTATCGCCAGGGAATTGTGAATCAATGGTAGATTTAAGAACTGGAATTAATAAAGCAAATGCGGAGGGAGTTGACCTATTTCTATCTAATCACTTGAATGCGGGAGGTGGACAAGGTTCAGAGGTATACTACTACACAGGAAATACCGTTTCAAGGCAAATAGCAACTCAAATATGTTCTTCACTTTTTAAACTAGGTTTTAAAAATAGAGGTGCTAAACCTACAAAGGGTTTTTATGAACTTAATAACTCTAAAATGGACAGTGTTATAATAGAAAGCTTTTTTGTAGATTGTCAAAGTGACACAATGTTATATCAAAAGCTAGGAGCTGACCTTATAGGTAAAGCAATAGCAGAAGGAATAACAGGTAAATTAATAACTGAAAAACAACCCGAAACATTAAAGGTAACTACAAAAGATATTTATAAAACTATTAATGCAAGGAACGTTAACGTAAGAAGTAGTAGAAGTTTAACAGAAAATAACATATTAGACACTTTACCATTAGGGACTATACTTAAAATTGGTAGCACATATAAAGACGGATGGACCAATGTTTATTTTGGTTCACATGGTGGGTTCGTTGCCACAAGATATTTATCATAAGTAATAATATTTTCAAAGCACCTCAAGGGGTGTTTTATAAAGTATTATTTTATATACTTTACTATGAGGAGGAAATAGAAATGACTAAGGAAGAACATACCGCAACAATGGCAACGCTTAGAGCACTAATTACAAGTGAAGTTGTAGACTTACCCCAAATAGAGACAATCTTTGCGACATTGGGAAATGACAATGATGCTCAAAATGGGAGTATAGCAGACTTTACGCAAAAGAACGTAAAACTAACCGAAAACAATGTAAAATTACAGGGGTTTAATATGGATATATTTTCTAAACTAGGTGTTCAGAATAGTGCGCCTAAAGATGGAGTTATCACAGAACCCGAAGTACCAGTAAAATTAGAATTTAATGCGTTGTTTGACGCTCAAGGAGGTTTATTATAAAATGGCAGATATGATTACAATTATGAATACAATACGTGACAATGGTCTAGCAGAATATGGCGCACGAGTACCAGTGTTAACACAAACAAATTTAAGTGAAGTGGGTAGTGCAATATTACAATATCCCGACACAACTGAACAATTTTTATCATTACTCGTAAACAGAATAGCAATGGTGATAGTTGAAGCTAAAACTTTTTCAAACCCACTTAATATTCTTAAAAAAGGTGGAATACCTCTTGGAAATGGTGTACAAGATATTTACGTTAACCCAGCAAAAGCTAAAACTTTTGACCCAAGCGGTCTACAACTTTTAGAAATAAAGAGACCCGACGTCAAGGTTATATATCATACTATGAATAGAAAAGACCAATATGTAGTATCCTTTACAAAAGAACAATTGAAACAAGCTTTTGTTAGTATGGGAGACTTAAACAACTTACTTACTGCAACTATTAATAGTTTATATAGTGGTGATAACATGGATGAATTTATTTTGACTAAAAATCTAATAGCTGATTCTATCACTAAGGGATTAATGAAGAATGTAACAGTAGGGGCAATAGATACTGTGGGCGGTGTTACTTCACTCGTTAAGTCTATTAAAAAGGTTTCTTCTCTAATGGCATATGCAAATTCTAACTTTAATAGTTATTTAGATGCACAACCCGCAGTTGGTGGAGACACTGAACCTGTTATCACATGGACTCCAAAACCTCAACAACTAATATTAATTAGGTCTGATGTTATGGTTGACATAAGTGTTGATGTTCTTGCAGCTGCTTTTAATTTATCAAAAGTAGAGTTCTTATCAAGGCTTGTTGAAGTTGATAGTTTTGGTACTGCGGTTAACACTCTTGCAATGTTATGTGACGAATCATACTTTAAAATCTTTGATAATGAAAAGTCAGTAACTAATTTCACTAACCCTTCTAACTTAACTACAACATTTTTCTACAATCATTGGCAGACATATTCCGTTTGTACTTTTGCAAATGCGGTTGCGTTTTCTCTAGTTACAGTATAGGAGGTTTTGAGATATGAGTATTAAGGATACAGAGGTACATTTGTTAAATGTGCCTCTTGACCCTACCTATAAAAATCAAATAAAATTTACAAGTGAAGGAAGTCAACAAAGTTACTTTTCTAGTTGTACAAAACATTCTTACAATGGATTATCTTACCAACGTAGAGGGAAAAACATGAAAATAGGTGCAATAATTGACGATTTAGTCGACGTAAATTATGCAATGTATAACAATAATGGCAAATGGTATTATGGTTTTATAACTGCAATGGAATATGTTGGAGAACTTAACACCTCATTAACTTTTGAACTAGATGTATATCAAACATGGCTATTTAATGTAACTATTATGGAAAGTTTTGTAATGCGTGAACATGTAGCGTATGATGGGGTTGGTTCTAACTTAGTTGATGAAGGTCTTGAAACAGGTGAATATATTGCAAATTCTACAATTAAAAATGATGATTTATTAGAACTTTATAATGTAGTTGCATATTCTGACGGTCTTGAAGGAGTCTTTGGTGGTTACTATTCTAACGTGTTCAGTGGTGCAAGGTATAGAGCATTCTCAAAAGAGAATAGCGGTGGAATGCTTGCTTTTATTAATTCAAAAGTTACAATTGGTAAAGCTGATTCTATTTCAATGATATTTACTATTCCTAAATTCTTTCTAAGTGGAGTAATAGAAGGTGCTGACTTACCTTACGACCAAATTGGTAATATGCTTAAACAAACTATTTTACTTAACATGCTTAACATTGACGGTTATGTTCCAAAAAATAATAAATTATTTACCAGTCCTTACAACATGTTATATGTTAGTAATAATAAGGGAGGTAGCGCAGTTTATAAACTTGAAAACTTTGCTAGTAATCTAGTAGAATTTTCAATAGGTGGAGAAGTTGCCCCATGCCCAACCGCTATATGTGTACCAAACAATTATAAAGGTCGTGACCAAAATTATGAGGAAATGCTCACCATGGGTGGTTTTCCATTATGTTCATGGAATAATGATATATACGCTAATTGGTTGGCACAAAATAAAACTGGTTTAATGTTATCAGTGGGTGGAAGTGTTGGCGCAATAATTGGAGGAATAGCAACCGCAAACCCTCTAGTAGCGGGTGGTGGAGCAATGGGGGTAGCAACTCAAATGAGTTCTATTTATTCTCATTCATTACAACCCGACCAAGCTAAGGGGAACACTGCATCCGGTGGAGTAAATGTGTCTTTTAATATGAATACATTCTTCTTCTCACAGATGCAAATTAAATCACAGTACGCTGAAAGAATAGATAATTTCTTTGAAATGTATGGTTATAAAATAAATAATAAAAAGATACCCGAACTAAGTAGTAGACCATATTGGAATTATGTTAAAACTATTGATATTAATATAACTGGCAACATTCCACAGGCTGATATGGAAGAACTAAAAAATATTTATGACTTTGGTGTGACACTTTGGCATGATGGTGCTAATGTTGGCAATTACAATTTAAATAATCATTAAAGGAGGGATAAAATATGTCAAAATTTAAAGCAATGAAACTAGCAAAAATGGAAAATTTACAAACTTTTCAAGACTACTTAAATAGATTATCCCTTCTAGCATTAACAGTTTTTGAATGGGAAGGACTACCCGAAAGTGTAGACGAGAGATACCTAGAAAAACAATTATTCTACAATGGAACAATATTATTTTTTGAAGATTTTGAATTAGGTGAACATCTAGCATTAAAATGTTTTCCTAGTGGAACATTAAATTTTTATGACTTACCAGTTAGTTATACAACATGCGCAACACTCCACAGTAAGACTTATCTAAAAGAAGAATGCGTGTTAATTCGTGATAATTATCTTGAATGTTCTCCATATGATACTATTATGCAATTTGCATATAGGTTGTCGAATGCAGAGCGTATAATGGACTTGAACATTAATGCACAGAAAACACCATTTTTTATAAAAGGTACTAATAGTCAAATGTTAACACTCAAAAATCTTTATGCAAAGTATGAGGGAAATGAACCAGTTATTATAGGGGATAAAGATAACTTAACGGATAACCCTATGCAAGTATTAAAAACTGACGCACCCTTTGTCGCTGATAAATTACAAATATATCAACAACGTGTAATGAATCAAGCACTAACTTTTATTGGTGTAAACAATGCTAACACAGATAAGAAAGAGCGTTTAATAAGTAGCGAGGTAGACAGTAACAATGATAATGTAGACTTGTCAATGCTTACGAGGTTAACCGCAAGGAAACAAGCATGTAAACTAATCAATAAAATGTTTGGTTTAAACATTAGTGTAAAGGTTAGGGAAATGGAAGAAAAGGTAGTACCAAAAGAAGAACCAAAGGAAGTGAATAAGTAGTGGCAGAATACACCATTGAATTAAGAGATATTGTGAAAGAGAATGGAGTTACGCAAGATAATAGTATTATATTTAGAAACTTTCCAATTAATGATGAATCATATAGAACGATTCTCCAAGATAAAATTATTAAACATTTTTATTTTAGGGAAATAGGCTTTGAAACTATAGGAAGGTTTATTTTTGAATTAGATACTAGAATGAATGAGATAATGCCAGTATATAATAAAATTTATGAAACTGAAAAACTAAAAGTAAGAATATTAGATAATTATGATGTAACAGAGGACTATACAAGGAAGGGAAGTAATGAAGGTGAAAGCGTTGGTACTGGTAAGTCAGACACTAACGATAAAAATAATTCCACTGGAAGTAGTACAGATAATAATATTACAGATACTACGAGCGATAATGACAACCTTCATATTATAAGTGATACCCCCCAAGGTGAAATAACCTTTGCATCAACTGGTTATGCAAGTGAACTTACAAAAGATACTATTAAGGATATTGGTAAAAATACTAGTAGTGGCGACAGTACATCTAAAAGTGAAAGTACCAATGTCAATGGTAATACTAATTCTAGCAAGAATAATTCTACTGGTTCAAATACCGAAACATGGTTACGTCATATGGTGGGAAATATTGGAGTACAAAACGATAGCACCGCCATACAAGTGTATAGAGATAGTCTGATTAATGTAGATTTAATGATAATTGCAGAACTTAACGATTTATTTATGGGGGTGTATTAATGAGCGATATTTTATTGATGGAAAGTTATTTAATAAAGTCAAATAGATTTTCGACTAGTAATGACAAAGAAGAACTATCCGTTGTAGAACTTACTGGAAAGACCGCTTTTAAAACAAATGAAGTGGTTAAAGCATTAAATGGTAAACTAGATAAAGGTGGAGATTTTAACGGAACATGGAACGGAATGAGTCCTTCGCAAACAAATGAATTTATTCAATCACAAGTTGACCAAAATACTTACAATATTAATTTTGGCACTATTGATGGTGGAGCATTTACTGGTGAAACTTTCGATAACACTAGCGACGATTTGGATGGAGGTGTAATCCTTTGACGCAATATAAAGAGATACAACTAGCAAGAGGTAAAGAGGAAAAAATTCTATCTCACCAACTTAAGGAAGGTGAACCCGCTTTTGCAATTGATACTGGGAAGTTATTTGTAGGTTATAAGGGCGGTAAAATAGACATTGGAAAAGGTGAACAAGGTATACAAGGCGAACAAGGTTTACAAGGTGAAAAAGGTACAGGACTTTATGATGATACAAACGTAATGTCGCAATTGGCAAATAACACGACACAAATACAAGCTAATTATGCAAAAGTGCCTATGGCAAGTAAAATATTTGGTTATATAATTGGTTGGGGTGGAGATTCAATTACAAATGGCTCTAATTCTACAAACGCAAGTGTATACTCTTTTAAAGCAATGGTACGTAAAATACTAGGCTATAGAGTATCACCTTTATCGGTAAATGGTGGAGTTCCAGGTGAAAGAAGTGACCAATTATTAGCTAGGATAGATGGAATTATTGCACAAGGAGTACAAGTTTTGGCAATTATGATAGGCACTAATGATGCAAGCCAAGCAGTACCTTTAGCAACATATCAAGCTAATATAATGGCAATTAAATCAAAAGCTGATACTGCAAAAATACCTATGATTATAAGTTTAATTCCACCAAGAGGTGCAAGTGCAGGAGCAGACGCATTGAAATATACGAATATTTATAATACATGGTTAAGATTTTATTGCGTATTTAATGGTATCCCATGTGTTGATACTTATTCCGCACTTGTAGATAATACAACAGGTCTTTATAGTTCGCTTTATAATAGTGGGGATGATACACACCCTAACAATGCAGGACATTTAGAAATTGCAAAAGCAGTATCAAAAGTATTAGATACCCTATTACCTAAAATACCTTGGCTAGTTACTGCAAAAGGAAACGGTTTAAATAGTGATCCTTTAATGGTGGCTACAGGTGGCTTAATAAGTGTGGGGGGTGCAGGAACATCAAGAACAATAGTTGCAAATGATGGTAGTTTACCAGTAGGAAATTGGCATCATATGTTAATTGATAATAGTGCAGGAGGTTCGGTTATAACATGGACAACAGGAATTGGTATGGATTTAACGAAATATGTTGTTGGTGATACTTTATTAGTATGTCTGTATGTAAAAGCTAGTGTACCTATAAAAATTGTAACTTTAAATGGAGCGGTAAATTTAAGTGTTCCTTTCGATTCAATTCCTGCAAATACTATTTTACCTTTGATATTCAAAGTAGTTGTACCTACAACAACTGGTAATTTTAGAGCAGGAGTTGTCTTAACGGCTGATATAGGTGCAACAGTAACATGTGATGTCGGAGCATGCGATGTATTTAATTTAACAACTTATGGACTAAGTGATATAGTTATTTAGTTATTAAATATTTGGAAAATAATGCGACACAACCAAAATAAAAAGGAGTGATAAAATGTCTAATAAAATTTTATTTAAAAGAGGACTTAAAAACAACTTACCTTTACTTGCAGAAAGCGAACCCGCTTTTTGCATTGACACTAATGAGGTGTTTATCGGAAGTAGTAAAGGTAATTTTAAATTAGCGGATTATAGCACATTATTGGGGGTAAAAAACTCATTAGAAAGTACTGGAATTAATATAAAAGATTTTGGAGCAATTGGAGACGGAAATTCACATATTCTTGGTGATAGATTTTCAACTTTAGCACTTGCAAAGATTGTATACCCGAATGCTATTAGTCTTGGAGAAGAAATCGACACGATAGCAATACAAAGCGCTTTCGATTACGCTAATACAAACAAGAAAAGGGTTGTAATATGTCCATTAGGTACTTACATTATAAACAAGCAAATTAACGCTTATAGTTTAATATCAATAATTGGTAGCGGTTATGATACAGAATTTAAGCTACATGGTTGTAATGGATTCGTGTTTCAAGTTGACACAGATGGTAGCAAGACATTAATAAATAATTTTAGAATAACCAGTGCGGGTTTTCTATTAGGTATGATTGGACTTAAATTTGATGGTACTAGTTCAATGAAGAATATACATTATGGGTACTCAATTAATAATGTAATGTGTTATTACCTTGACACATTTATATCGTTAAAAACGGCTTGGCATTTTGAAATAAATGGTTGCCTTGCAATAGGTTGTTATAATGGAATATTAATAAAAGGACAATGTGTATCGAACATTATTGACAAATTTATTTATGATGGTTCACATGCAAACACTCCAAGTAGTTCCGCATATACTACGCACAAAACTGGAATAAGTGTTAAAGAATTTCAATATAATGAAAGCAAAAATAGACCCGAAAGTCTAAGGATAACATCTCCATATATCTCTAGTGCATATTATGGTATATACTGGAATGATTGTTTATATGGAGTTATTGAAAATGCAGATATAGACTATATTACTGGTTATGGTATATGGGTTAATCATTTTGATGGAGGTCTGCATATCCAAAATGTATCTATTTATTTATATACTAATGGTTTATGTGGTTTATACTACGAGGAAAAACCAACATGGAACAATGGTATGTCGAACGTTGATAATCTAACAGTGGGTGCATGGGATGATACAGACCTTGCAAACAATTCATGTTGTATTAAAATATCTACCCATAACACCAATATTAAATTAAAAAATATTCACTTAGGTATTAGCGTACTAGGCAGATTTTTTAGAGGTATATGGATAGATAATTCAGAATCAACTAGTTTTGAAGATATTACAATTAATGAGAACCAATTCACTGGTGATTGCTTTAGGTGTGATAATTCAATAATATCTGTTATGAAATCTAGCCATGACCCTAATGGTGTAAATGTAAGAACTAAGACAAAAATTAACAGTAATTTGGCTTTATATTCTGACTCTAGGGGTTATCGATTACCAATCGCAGTAGGTCAAACCTCAATGAATATTGTATTTTTTAATGGTTTAGAAAATGATTATTTCGGTGCATTTGTATCGGCAACATGGGATAGTCAATATTATATAACTAATAAAACATTACAAGGTTTTACGATTCATTTTGTTGCACCCGCAGATGGTAATCAGTCACTGGATTGGATGGTATTTATTTAATTATAGGAGGATTAATATGACTATACAGCAAGATACATGGAACTTTTTGAGAACCAAAGGACTTACGGAAAAAGCAACCGCAAGTGTAATGGGTAATATTCAATGGGAATCGGGGTTTAATCCGTCTATCATTGAAGGTGGTACTGGAATAGGTTTTGGTTTATGCCAGTGGTCATATGGTAGGCGAGAGCAATTAGAATCATATGGTACAGACTTAAATCATCAACTTAATTTTTTATGGTCTGAACTTAGTGGGCAGAATTTAGCTACAACCCAAGCAGACTTGCAATACTTTGTCAATGGTAATTATTCGGGTGGTTATACAAAAGCACAGTTTACTAGTAGCGACGAGTCAATGACTATAGACAAGTTAGTTAATTCATTTTGTTTTTACTGGGAAAGACCTAACGCAAGTGTTGCACATGTTGCCGAACGTTTGCAATATGCTAGTGACTTTTATACAGAGTTTACTGGTGGAGTTGTTACACCTCCAAGTTCCGGAAGTTTGAACACTGATTTAATAAGTGCTATTCAATTATTTTTGAATGGTGTGAAGGTAACAGATAATGCGCCGATTACTGGAGAAGATAATCCACTGACTAGGGGTGGGATGTTGACTTGTAAACAAGTAATTAAGGCAATAATGGACTCGGGAACGATATAAGCTATCGCTGAAAAGAATGCAAATAATCAAGAAAGTCAAGCTATAAAATATAGCTTGACTTTCTTTTATCCAATAAACCCATATGAAACACAAGTATACAAAATAAACTTATTGTCATATGACTAGGCAACCCCTTCTAATATAATAACCTCGGGTGCAATTAAATTATACCACAAACCCAAAGAAAAGTCAAGTAATTGAAAAGCAAGGCTAATTGCACCAATTGTTCAAACAATCACAAATAACATGAATAACATGAATGAGGTAGGAATTGTGAACAAGAAATAATCTCCTAATATCTGTATAACGTATCACCGATATATTCAGATAATACGATATATACTATAGTGGGAAAAAATGGAAAAGAGTCATGGGGAAAATTAT